ATGCTGGGAAAGCATCCCTGGGGCATTTTGGGGCGTAGCTTTAGCAGAGGTGATGCGCGATACCCAGACGATCTGTAACGGTGCGGCGCGCGCCTTATCAAACAACATGGGTATCGCTTCTGGTCCACAGGTGGAGGTCACGGTTGATCGATTGCCAGCCGGTGAAGATTTAACCAGCATGTATCCCTGGAAGATATGGCAAACAACCAGTGATCGAACGGGGGGCGGTCAGCCAGCAGTTAGGTTCTATCAGCCAAACATGAATGCAGATACGTTAATGAACGTAATGCAATATTTCCAAAAAGTTGCAGACGAAGTCACTGGAGTCCCAAACTATGTCTACGGTAGTTCTAATGTTTCTGGCGCTGGGCGTACTGCTTCTGGACTTTCTATGCTTATGGAGAATGCGTCAAAGGGAATCAAGCAAGCAATTCTGAGCCTGGATAAAGCCACCAGTGAAATGCTTAAACGCTTTTACGATCACTTGATGATTTACGACGACGACAATAGCATCAAGGGTGATATGCAAATCATAGCGTCAGGTGTTGTTGGGACTCTGCTGAAAGAAACCCAGCAGCAGCGTCGCAATGAGTTTATGCAGCTAACTGCAAACGCAATTGACATGCAGATCATTGGACCGGCTGGTCGTGCAGAACTGCTGCGCGAAACTGCTAAGTCCTTGAACATGGACGTAGACAAAATTGTTCCAAAGCCTGAAGAAATTCTGATGGCTCAACGTGCTTCCCAGGAAGCCGAGGCGGCTGCTCAGCAAGTGCCAGCAGAAATGCAAGCACCAGACCCTGCACAAATGCAGCCCCAGCAACCACAGTAACCGGAGAAAAAAATGGCAAAACTTACATCGTTTGCAACAGGCGTTGGTTCTGGCTACCTGGCTGGTGAGCGGTTAAAGAAAACCGAGGCGCGTCAGAAGCGCCAGGACGACATCCTGGAAAAGTATCTGACCAGCGGCGATGCGTCGATGAAGAAAGACCCGATGTCCAGCACCACGTTCGACCCCGAGACGGGTGGCACGATGGATATGCTAACGGGCAAGGTCACCTATTACCCAGACGACCTTCAAGCCCTGGAAGAACGAAAGCGTATTCGCGGTATGGCAAACGGCGGCATGGTCCAGCCGATGCCCCAGCACTTGGACAAAATGTCTTGGCAGCGCCAAACATTTAAGAAGTGACAGATCAAAAAACTCTCGAAGTGCTTGATCGTCTGAAGCGGGAATCAGACTTTCAAAAGTTCGTGGAGTATCTATTCAGGGAACGCGAAGCAAAGCGTGAAGACTTGGAGTCGGCTACTGCCGCAGTGCAAAGCCACAAGCTCCAGGGCTACTGCTTAGCCTTATCGGACCTGATAAAGCTGTGTTCACCTGAACACAAGTAACCGCCGGGAAACCGGCATCAACCCGCCCTGAATTCCAGTCGAGTAGGCAGAGACTCCTAAGAGGCTCTCTTGCGCGCGGGACATGGCTCAGAGGAATATTTAAATGCCAAGACTACCTAAAGCAGTGGAGAAGCAAGCCGAGCTTGCGGATCAAATCTACCAACAAGTCTATGGGACACCGGATACCACAACCCCGGCTCCCGCTCCGTCGCAACCAGCAACAGCTGAACAAGCGGACCCACAACCGGAAGCAGCACCAGCAAGCGCTCCTGAACAGGAACTCGCTAAGCCGGAAGAGCAACCGCAAACCCAAGAGAAACCACCCGATGAAGGCGGCGATCTGGATCACTGGCGTCAACGCGCCAAGGTCGCAGAAGGTCGTCTTACCAAAGAGCAGCCGCGCATGGCGCAGACAATCCGAGAACTCAAGGATCAACTGTCTGATGCCAATTCTAAAATCGCAGCGCTTGAGGCGGCTCAGTCTAGCCCAGCACCCTCGCCCATTAAGCCGGAAGAGGTTGAGCAGTATGGCGCTGAGTTCATCGACATGGTTAAGCGCGTAGCCCGCGCTGAGTCTCCTGGCATCGATGGGAACGTGAAAAAACAGCTTGAGCAAGTTACGGCGCAGCAGCGTCAGGTAGCGCGTCAACAGTTCTTTGAAACCCTGAACAGAGACGCTCCGCAGTGGGAACAGCTAAACACCGATCAAAACTTCCTTGACCACCTAAGTGGGCTTGATCCGTACACGGGTCGACCCCGCCAGGAAATTTTTGACGACGCTTACGAGAAGCTCGATGCATGGCGCATCGCCAACTTCTTCAATGCTTATGAACAGTCGCGGCAAAAAAACCCCGAGCCAGACAAAGCCCCTAGCAGGGCGGATCAGGTGGTGCCAAACGTAAGTCGTGCAGGCACACCGCCACCCCCTGCAAAAAAGATGTGGACTACGAATGAAGTCGCCCGTTTTTATGCGGATGTCCGTCGTGGTGCTATCAACGAGGCTGATGCGGCTCGGATTGAACAGGACATATTTGCCGCTCAATCTGAAGGACGTTTGCGTTAAAACAATACCGTTTGACGCTAATCATCATCAATCAGGAGGGCGGCAAGACATTTAACTAAGGAAATTAAAATGTCTATTACCGTCAATTCTGGCTACTACGGTAGCGGTACTACCGATCAATACACTGGAAAGTTCATTCCCCAGATTTGGTCGGGCAAGCTCCAGGTCAAGTTTTACGCTTCGACCGTTTTGTCTTCCATCACCAACAACAGCTGGGAAGGCGAAATCAAAGACCAAGGCGACAAGGTCGAGATTCGCACCATCCCGTCGATCACCATCTCTTCTTACTCTAAGGGTCAGAGCCTGAGTTCTCAGGTTCCTACCGGCGGCGTGGTGGAGTTGCTGATCGATCAGGGCAAGTACTTCCAAGTTGTGGTTGACGATGTGGATGATGTCCAGTCTGACCTCAAGCTGATGGACATCTTTACCAACGATGCTGCACAGCAAATGAAGATTGCCGTTGACACTGACGTGTTGGCTGGCATGAAGAACGCTGCTGCTGCCTCTAACCAAGGTGCTGCTGCTGGCGCTCTGTCCGGCAACATCAACCTAGGTGACGGCAACGCCACTGGTGGTCTGACCGGCGTGAAGCTGACTAAGAACAACGTCATCGACAAGATTGTCGAAATGAACCAAGTTCTGAACGAAGCCAACGTGCCTGAGCAAGGTCGCTGGATGGTCATCCCTGCATGGATGGGTTCCCTGATCAAGACCTCTGATCTGAAGGACGCTTCCATCACTGGTGACCAGGCATCGCCCCTGCGCAACGGTCGTATCGGTACCGTTGACAACACCACCTTGTTCGTGTCGAACCTGTTGCCCAGCGCAACTGGGGCAGCGCGCGAGTCTGGTGACGCTGGTGCTGGCACTGTTAAGGGTACCTACGTCTACATGGGCACCTCTGACGCCGTGACCTTTGCTTCGCAAATTACCAAGGTTGAGTCGCTGCGTTCACAAACCACGTTCGGTAATCTCGTCCGTGGCTTGAATGTATTCGGCTTTAAGGTAATCAAGCCTGAAGCTCTGGTGGAAGGCTTTTTCTACAACTGATGAGGTTGGGGCGGGTCGGGCAACCGGCTCGCCTTTTTCAATGCTGCTAAGACACAAACGAAACGGCAACATTTATGCGTATGCCAAGGTCCTCATGGACAGTGGCGATTACGAAATCTTTGAAGAGCCAAAGCCAATAAAGGCTCAGCCTAAGCTCGCAAAGGTTGTGCGTCGCACAAGAGAATCTACCTCAAAAATCGGAGAGCCACATGGCACAGACACCCAATGACATACTCATTCGGGCTGGAGACATTCTTCAGGACCAGACCAACGTCCGTTGGGTACAAGCCGAGTTGCTCCGCTATTTAAATGACGGGCGGCGTGAACTTGCGATTCATCGACCTGATATTTATTCGTCTACCTTTGTACATACATTGATCGCCGGGTCTTATCAAAGCATCCCGACGGATGGAAATCGATTCTTAGATGCGGTTCGCAACATATCCGCCACTAATGTGGTGGGTCGAGCAGTGCGTGTGGTTGAGAGAGAAATTCTCGATGCGCAATCTCCCGATTGGCATACTGAGGCTGCGTCTACTGCTATCAGGCACTTCATGTTTGATGAGCGCAGCCCGAAGACGTTTTATGTTTATCCGCCAGCGGCTGCTGGGCACAAGCTTGAGATCGTGTACTCAAGGTCTCCAGTAGATATTGCTACTTCAGACTTGTCATCGACATCAATCTTGGCGAGCGAAGACATTTATTCTGGTGTGCTGTTGGACTACATACTCTATCGCGCCTTCTCGAAGGACAGTGAATACGCGGGCAACATGCAGCGCGCCAGTCTTCATTACCAAATGTTTACCACTTCTCTTGGTATTGGCAACCGTAAGCGTTACGCAACTTCGCCCAACACCGCCAACAACGATGGCGTTCCGTCTCGTGCTACCTCACTCGATACGGTTTAATCATGGCGACGATTAGCGATTTTTATCCCTACATCTTTCCTGAAGTTCCTGGCTGTCCTGACTTCTCAGTAGATGTCGCGGTACGCGCTGCGTTGGTTGAGTTTTGTGAGAAGTCGCTGATCATTCAGCGCGACCACGATCCAATCACCGTGGTCAAAGGAATCATTGATTACGACTTAGAGCCACCAAACAATCAGCTTGTTTCTAAGGTGATGAAGGCTTGGTACAAAAATGTTGAGCTAGAGGCGATTTCGCCTGACAACGTAGACCAGTCTTTAATCTATAACTCTATGTTCACCGGCGCGAGCGTTCCATATGCCGAACCTAGAGCGTATCTACAGAAGGATGAAAGGACTATAACCATTTATCCGTTCCCTAAAGACGCTGCTGCTAACGCGCTGACACTTCGGGTGGCGCTGAAGCCAACTCGTAAAGCAGACGTTGTAGAAGATGTCCTGTACGAAGACTATGCAGAAATCGTAGCCAATGGAGCCAAGGTGCGCTTGTTCAGCATGTCAGGCAAGAGTTGGACCAATGGACCCGCCGCGGCGTTTTCCCTGACTCGATTTAATGAGGGAATAAATCTGGCTCGAACAAGAGCCATGACTGGCGGCACCCGAGGCGAAGTTCGTGTACGGCTAACTGGAGTGTGACGATATGGCTGAGTCAAAGAAAGACCCAAGGCTGGCTCGCGCTGGTGTTTCTGGATTTAATCAGCCCAAACGTACACCTGGTCACCCGACTAAGAGCCATGTTGTTGTTGCAAAAAGTGGGGATCAAGTTAAGACGATCCGGTTCGGGCAGCAGGGTGTGTCCGGTAGCCCAAAGAAGAGCGGTGAGTCTGACGCCTACCGCAACCGACGCGAATCATTTCAAGCTCGACATGCTTCAAATATTGCAAAGGGAAAACTAAGTGCTGCCTACTGGGCAAATAAAGTCAAGTGGTGAATCATGGCAACAAAAATTAAATTAGTTCAGGGCGACACCAAGCCACAAATCAAATGCGTGATCACCGATGAGAACACCGGCTCGATCATCAACCTTGCTGGCTCAACTGTTCTTCTGAAGTTTAGAGCCGCCGGTTCTTCAGCTATCTTGTTTAACCTCACAGGATTTCTTCAGGCTGGCTTAGAGGCTGCTGATGGCAGCATTACGCTGGCTGCGCCTGGGGAGCAATATGAAGTTGCCGGTAGTGGTGGTCGCGTAGCTTTTCAATTCAACACCGGCAACCTGAACGTCGATCCAGGGTTGTATGAAGGCGAGATTGAAATTACTTTTACTGGACCCGCTGGGGGCGTACAAACTGTTTTTACACCCCTGAAGTTTCAAGTGAGAGCGCAGTTCTAAATGGCGCGCGACCCTAAAGCCCAGCGCCTGAAGGCTTTAGCGACTTACCAAGTTCTTAAAGCTCAGGCAAAAGCCGCTCTTGGTGAAGCTGCTGTCGCGCAGCAAAGCGTTATTGATGCAATTGCCAGGACTGCTGTACTTGCATCTGCAAGCAAGCAAAACGCAATAACAGCGTCAATAAAGTCAACGCTGCTTGAGGCGACAGCTGTTGAAACAGGGATGTTCTTTTTCCTGTTCCAGTTGGATGACCAGGCATTAACGTCGGACGCTCAGTTTCTGGACGTGTCGAAAGGAATTCTCGACAAGGAAGTTTTGGCTGTCGACCTTGCCTTGCGATCTTTTGGCAAGACCCTGGCGGATCAGTTCCTGATTTCTGACCAGTCGCTCAACTCTTTCGGCAAGAGCCTCAACGATCCCGTTGGAGCCTCTGAAGAATCCGTAACGGCTTTTTCCAAGCGATCTTTGGACATCGCAGCAACCAGCGACAACAGGCTGTTTGATGTTGCCAAACCTGTCGAGGATCAGTTTGATATTGCTGACTTAACCATCCTTGGGTTTGGAAAGCGCATTGAGAACTATTCTCAGGTCGTGGATGCTTTCGACAGGGTAGTGTCATACGTCCGGTTCTTTACAGATAGTGCTGATGCAACGGACGAAGTCAACGCTTTATTGTTGACCGACGACGGTCAGGTGATGGCGATTAACAAAGGTGTAATCGACTACACGTCGACGAGCGATGGGTTAATCACGTTTGCGCTGTCCAAGTCGTTATCTGACCAGTCTCTGGCTACAGACTTAAAAGTTTTCAGCTTGGACAAGCCTTTTGCTGACTTGGCATCGACTAACGATCAGTCAGTGTCCAGCATCGAGAAGTCCCGCGACGATGTTTTTGTTGCCCAAGATCAGCGTCAGGCGTTTGTTGAGAAGTCCCTGACCGACTCAACGACAGCAACAGAATTACTGTTAAACAGCGTTGATAAGCTGTTGACGGAAAACGCCTCATTCGACGACAGTCAAGTTTTTGACTTTGATAGTCAACAATTTTCGGTTGCCCAGTCTTTAGACAGCACGGTACAACAGCTTGATAAACAGCTGTCCGATAGCGTTGACGCCACAGACGATATTAGCCACACGGTTGGAGCAGATGACCAGCAAGTTGCTGACTTCACAAAAGATCGGGCTGATCTGTTTTCCGCAAGTGACGTAGCGGTATCGGCGTTTAACAAACAGTCTTCAGACCTGGCTGTTTCTTCTGACAGCAAGTTTTACAACCTGTCTGCTGTTAAAACAGATACCGCCATATCTGTTGACTTTAGGTTCTACTTTTTGGCACGATTAGTCGTCGATCATCTTAACAGCCAAGATGTCAGAACAAATAGTTTTACTAAGACAATTAACGATACCGTTTCAGTTTCTGATTCGGCTTTGCTTTCATCGATTCTGTCTCGGATCGATTCAATTTCAGCAACAGATATTGTTGACGTTGTTCGGATTGCTGCTGGCGGTGTTCCGGCTCAGTTCGAGAATCTTAGTATTGCTGATATTGCTGCCGTACTTGCGTTCAAAAATCTATCAGAAACAATATCTACAACAGACGACTTTCTACAAGAAGCCAATGTTGATGATGATCAATTCAATGCCCTCGACAAGAACATTGTTGAGCTACTGAATGTAAGCGAGCAGCGCGCTGTTAGCTTGCAGCGCACCAATACGGAAACGTTTGGTGCAAATGACAGCGGACAGCTGTTCTTGACGGACTACTGTGATAGCACTTACTTCACACAGTCCTATGTTGGAACCGAAAGAACCTTCACCTAAAGGAACCTTAAATGCAAAATATTGAGAATCTCAAAATCACAGGCGCTCTTCGCGTCGTTGTGACTGGACCTGATGGTCAGGTTAAAGACCAGCGAGACCTAAAGAATCTGGTTGTCGATACAGGCTTGAATTTCATTGTCAAGCGCATGAAAGATGCGGTGACTGATGTCATGTCACACATGAGCCTTGGCACTGGGACTACGGCTGCTGCTGCTGCCGACACCACCCTGGAAACAGAAATCGCTGGAAGCCGCGTAGTTCTGACTTCTACAACAGTGGTCGCAAATGCGATTACTTACATCGCCTCTTTTGCTGCTGGCGTTGGCACTGGTGCTGTAACTGAGTCCGGCATTTTCAACAACATTACTGGTGGAACGATGCTTTGCCGCACCGTGTTCCCAGTGGTGAACAAGCAGGCTGGTGACTCGATGACTGTTACTTGGACAATTACTGTTCAGTAAGGGGTAAGTCATGCCTGAAGCGCAAATTGTAACCAGGGTCACAGGGCAGACTGCTAAGGGATCGCCCCTCACGAATGTTGAGGTTGACGACAACTTCATCAATTTGCGCGACCGCATTGAAGAAGCAAAATCTGAGGCACAGACTCAAGCAGAATCTGACGCCCTGGTTCTTGCGATTGCGTTGGGGTAATTCATGGCGGCTCAATTCATAAATGCAAGAGCGTCGGTTGACTCAACCAATACGACCATTTACAGCATCCCAGGCAATGGCGAGAAATCTATTGTTATTGGATTGAATGTCTCCAATATTTTTGGATCAACACTTCCGGTCAGCATCAAGCACACGCAAGGCGGCGTGACTGTTTACGTTGCCAAAAACAAGCGCATTGCTTCTGGCAAGACTGAAGAGTTTATGAAGGGCAACAAGCTGGTTCTGCTTCCTGGCGACACAGTCACCGCTCAGGTTGAGGCTGATTACAGACTTAATGTTACCGATACGTCGGTCCCAAAAGCATTTGACGTGGTTGCATCAATCTTGAAAGGAGTGTCGTGATGGACGGCTTCTATGAAGGTGCGGACTTAGCAGATAAAACATTCTATGGTTTTCGTCTGGACCCTATCACAAGCGCTTTAAAGGTTGAGGTGATCGACCCCAATGACGGCAGTCCTGTTGAGTTGCCGTCAGAGAACATCATTGACAGCAACGACTACAAAACTTGGGTGTGGAGCGAAAACACTATGCGCTTCATTTGGGGTAACAAAGGTCATCTACAGGTGAAATTTCTATGACTCAACTAATTGATCTCGGCAAGCTTCGGTTTCACTTCGCTGGTGACTGGAGCGCAACAACTCAGTATGAATTAAATGACATCGTTAAGTACGGTGGCAACGTCTACGTCTACACCTATGCACTGAAGCGCATCGGCGATCTGCCCACAGATACTAATTACTGGGCATTGATGGTTGAGGGCATCAAGTTCAAGGGTGCATTCAGCACCAGCATCGCATATAAGGTTGGTGATGGTGTTGCTCACGGCGGTAAGGTCTACATCGCTATCAAAGATGGCACTGGCTTCACCCCTCCAAACGCTACTTATTGGTCACAGTTTGCTGACGGTATTCAATACGAGGGTGTGTACTCAAACACTGCTCAGTACCAGCGAAACGACATCGTGTCGTATGGCTCTTCTGGTTACATTGCTCTCCAGGATACAAGCGGTAACTTGCCAACTAATACAACCTTCTGGGCAAAACTTATTGAGGGTATTTCGGCAAGCGGCGCTTGGAATCCTGCAACGGCTTATGTGCCAAACGATCTTGTTGCTTACGGGGCGAATCAATACAAATCAGTTTCAAACAATACCAATCAACTACCGATTGACAGCGCTGGCACTCTGAACAGCGCTCACTGGATTCTGTTGACTGAAAGCATTCGCAACCGAGGGGCTTGGGACACTGGTGTTGAATACTACATCAACGATGTAGTCTTTCATGGCGGCACTTCTTATATCTGTGTTGTGCGCCATGCCTCAACAGATTTTGAAACTAACTTAGTTACGAACGTCTATTGGACAAAGTACAACTCTGGCATTCGTTGGCGCGGCGCCTGGGCTGCAACTACGGTGTACTTCAGAGACGATGTTGTTAAGGATGCTGTTGGTTCAGCCTACATTGCAACGTCAGGTCATACTGCTGGCGCGAATTTCCAGACTGATTACACCACGGGTAAGTGGCAGCAGTTTGTGGTTGGCGGTACAGATATTTATCCCCCAATACTTGCTACCGATACTGGTCAGTCTCTTACGGTCAAAGACGATGGTGCATCGTTTGACTGGATTGGCGCGACTCAATCAATAAATGTTTTTTATGTAGCTCCACATGGGGTTGACCAAGTACATTCTGGCAAGAATCTTTCTGCTCCGTTTGCCTCGATTAAATACGCTTGTAGTCAAGCTCCTGCTGGATCAACTATTTTTGTCAAGACCGGCACATACCTTGAGCAGCTTCCGATTGTTGTCCCTGTCAATGTAGCTATTGTCGGCGATAACCAGCGCACCGTAATCGTGCAACCGGCAACCGGCTTGAGCGATGATGGTGTCACGCCGAACAATGAGTCAACGATGTTCAGAATGAGCAATGGCTCTATCCTGAACAAGATGACGTTCGTCGGCATGACTGGTTGGGTTGCCGGTACAACTACGGAAGACATCACAACCTCGACGATCAAGGGCGTGGTTGTTGGGTTTAACCCCGCCAGCCCCGTAACAACAAAGTCGCCATATGTGCTGGAGTGTTCTGCAATCTGCACAGGCGCTATTGGTGCGCTAGTTGATGGCACGATTCACAGTACTGGCGCAAAGTCGATGATCTTCCACGGCTATACCGTGATCAGCGACAACGGTGTCGGCTACTGGGTCAAGGACGGCGGCAAGGCTGAAATTGTTTCTTGCTTTACTTACTACTGTTACTTTGGCTACGCCTCAACTGGCGGCGGTCACATCCGCGCACTCAATGGCAACAACAGCTACGGAACATGGGGAGCCATTTCTCGCGGTTTCGATGTAACAGAGTCGCCGGTCACAGGCACATTGGTTGGTCGGGTGCTGCCGTTTACCTATACTGGAGGAACGATCAATGTAGGCGACACGGTGACTTCAGACGGTGGCGCTACTGCCATCGTCACTAATGTCCAGTACTCCGGAGACAAGGTATACGTTAAGGACATTACCGGCACCTTCGTAACCAACCAGACGCTGACATTTAGCGGTGGAGGCACTGGCACGGTAAAGTCCTCTGTTGAGGATCAAAAAGGTTTTGTGCTGGTTGCGACCGGGTTCAGCGCCTTACCCAAACCCGGCGCAAGCATCTCGCTTGCTGACGACACCTATTCGTATGTGGTGCAAAGTACGACCGGCACATGGACAAGTTCAGCGAGCGAAATTACGCTGCTGCTGGCGCAGGAAAAGCCTACAGGCTCAGCTGCTGGAACAGCGGTGGTCATCAGGTATAAGTATTCTCAGATTCGTCTTACTGGTCACGACTTCTTGTCTATTGGAACTGGCGGCTTTACAACCACCAACTACCCCGGAACGCCAACCCAGCCTGCTGCTCAAGGCAATGAGACGGACGAAGCATTCCCAGGTCGAGTTTATTATGTATCGACCGATCAGGATGGCAACTTTAGGGTTGGCGAATACTTCCGAATTGATCAGGCAACCGGCAAGGCGACCCTGAACGCAAGTGCGTTTGACCTGTCAGGCTTGTCGTCTTTGCGCCTAGGCTCGATTGGTGCGCAGCTTGGCGAGACCATCAACGAGTTCTCCTCTGATGCAACTCTGTCTGGCAACAGCAATACTGCTGTTCCAACAGAGTACGCTGTTAAAACTTATGTTGATAACAAATCAGGCTCTGGCAGTGGTGGCTTACTGTCTACTGATTCAACATTGCAAACTGGGGGTAGCGTTAAAGCACCAACGGTTACAGCTGCAAAAACTTACATTGATGACGCAATCGCTAGTTCTGAAAAGAACTGGTCAATCAAAACCGCAGCCTACACAGTGGTTTCTGGAGACCGCCTTGCGCTCGACACAACATCTGCTGCATTTAACGTAACTCTTCCGGCTAACCCGGGTGCCGGAGATTACGTTGAGTTCTTGGATGCTGCTGGCAAATTTGATGTCAACAAACCAACCATTCTTAGAAATGGAAACTTAATTTTTGGTCAGGCTGATGACATGACTGTTGACATTAAAAATGCCGCATTTCGTCTTGTTTTTCTTAACACCACATTTGGTTGGAGGATCGTGTAATGGCTTTCTTGCTCTCATCTCAACTTGGCGGCAGCACTGCTTCAGCTGACAAACGTATTTACAAAAACTATCAGGAGTATATTACCCCCGGGTCTTATACCTTCACTGTACCGGCTGGCGTTTCGTCGGTTCGAGCAATAGTAATCGGCGCAGGCGGTAGCGGTGCCAACGGTGAATATAACAATGGCGGGGGTGGCGGTGGGGGCTTCGCTATGGGCGTTTATGCCGTGACCCCTGGTCAAAGTATTACCGTTACCGTCGGAACGGGGGGACACAATAATACCTCCGGTACTGGATATAACAGCAGCGGTGGAACCGCGGGGACGGCTGGCGGTAGCTCCTCTTTCGGTGCTTTTTGCTCTGCCACCGGCGGCTCGGGCGGACAAAATAACAGCGGTGGCACTCGCGTCAGCGGCGGCTCCGGCTCCGGCGGCACCATTATTAACAGTACCGGCGGTCAAGGCGGCGGTGGGCGCGGTTACGGCGGCTGTAACTGGTGCAGTCAAAGCGAGGGGTACGGCGGTGGTGGCGGTGGCGCCCCCGGAAACTTCAACGTCACTACTGGGTTCAGAGGCGGGGATGGCGGGCAGAAATCTTATGGCTGGTCTGGGTGCGGCGGAGGCGGCGGAGGCATTGGAGGCAATGGAGGGGATGGCGGCACCTGGCCTGACAGTAGCAGCAACATACAGGGATTTGGCGCTGGCGGTGGCGGATATGGCGGTGCCGGACAAAACGGGCAATCGTCAACCACAGACCGCAACAACTTCGGCGGCGGCGGATTAAGTTCACTCAATGTACGCGCATTGGGCGCAAACAACAGCGATGCGTCTGGACCGGGTCAAGCTGCGGCTGCTATTGCTGACTTTGGCGGCGTTGCCGCTGCTGCTTATGTAGCGCTCCCTGCCGGTAGCGGTTCTAGCTTCACCGTTAGTGAACAGTCATTTGCAACCCCCAGACTGTTGAACGCTAATGAAGGCGGTGGCGGCGGCGGCGGTTCTTACAGCGGCACCCAGTCCTCTGGAACAGGTGGTGCTGGCGGTGCTGGCGGCGGTGGCGGCGGCGGTGCCTCCTATTCCACCAACAGCGGGTTTGGCGGTGCTGGCGGCTTTATGGGCGGTGGTGGCGGCGGCTACGGCTCCTCGGGGCGCGGCGCTCAAGGAGGCGCAGGCGGCGGTGGTGGCGGCAATGGCGGGGCTTACGCCTGGTACTACGCCGGTGGTGGTGGTGGCGGCAACGGCTATGTTGCAATCGAGTGGGCTTAATAAGGAGTAAGAAATGAAAAATTGGGCAAGAATTGAAAACGAAATTGTTT